GGCGCCTTGCGTGTCTTGGGGACAAGAGTGACCTTGACAGGTCGCTCCTCCCCGGGCTGAAGGAACCTCACCTGGGAAACCGTCTTGTGGTACCGTACGTTGGGCAAAACATAGTCCACGTACGGGAAGACGGACTCAAGTCGCACAGTCCATTCGGACTGGACGAACTTCGCGTTACCGACCTTGCGGTCGGCAGTCGCGCCAGGGCCATGTTTGGGTTCGACCATGAACTCATCAACCTCGCGGTTAACGGCGTCCATGACGTCTCCGTAGGCCATGGCAAACAGACGAGCAAGCTCATCCGTTTCAAGCGTGTGGATCTTACGATCCACCGCCTTGAGATCCTCCTCACACTGAATGAACGCATCCTGAGCACTACGCTGTCGGGCGTCGGTGCACTCCCCCTCGAGTTTCTTAAACAAGAGGGTGAGCTGCCGAACAGCCCTAATAGCTTCAATGCTCGGACTGTCCAAAAGGACAGACGTGCGTAGATCAAACACGAGCTCAAGGAAACCCGACAAGAATGCCGGGAGACCAGATCGCCGCCGAAAGGCTTTGAACTGATCAGGAGCTATCCGACCGATGCTTAGGGCTCTTTCGAAGTCCGCCGCAAAAGCCGGGAGGGTGATTGTGTAGAAACTCTCACCTTCGTGTTCTGACCTAGACCGGGCTGTTTGAATATCCCGGTCTGCGTTAACGCCACACCAGGTCGCTGTTTCACTGGCGACCACACTCCAGAGTTCCGTCAGGCTTTTCATCGTCGCTCCTAAGCGAAGGTGGAAGCATGGCGAGTCCTCTAGTTAGCGAGATCCTACCAGGAAGCCGAGGGTAATCGTGATTACAAACATCACGGAAATCACCCAAAGCGAAACCGCCACTGCGGGCCCAAAAGAAGAAGGGCCCGAGCGGCGGCTCATGTCACGCCTCCTTGCCGATGAATCGGACAAGGAAGTCTCCGCCGGCAACCAGGTCCAGAAGGGCCTGGATGTCATCCTCGATCTCGGTGTCAGTGAAACCGACACCGTTCGGGGGCGTGTCGACCACGAGGTAGTACGAGGACTTGTAGTTCCTCATCTTACTCGGGTCGTACGTGTCGACACCGACCGTGTAACGGTCGAGCCGAACAACGCTACGCTCTCGCTTGTCGAGGGTGTGAGAGACGGACAGCTCGTAAGAGCCATCCGCCGTGCGGAAACGCCCCTTCATGTCACCCGTGCTGATGCGCGGGAGAGACACGGGGGTGGCGTTGACAGTCATGGACTGGGGATCTGCGAACATGGAACTCCTAGTGTTCGTATTCGGTTGTGTATTCAGTTGTGGTTGTGGCTAGTCGAATCTAGCCGCCCTGCGCTCAGCCGTGAGGCCAAGCGATGCCAAGATTGAAGCCTGATACGCCGATGGCGCATGAAGGTCCCAACCGAAGACATATGGGAGTGCTCGTTGCCTTTGCTTCACCTCATGAACCGTAGCCACGTGGAGTCGTTTCGACTCCCACGGAGCGCTGGTCGAGGATCGGACTTGGCCGTACCAGTACGCGTCGCGCCGCACAACAGTGTGCGCCATCACGTACCCGTACCGCTGGTACCATCCCTCCAGGGCTGACTGGTAGGACACATTGTCCACCAAGTCCCCAAAGTTCGTGAACCAGTCAACGAGCCACGAGAACGGCAGAAGGTTCCAGGCAGTGGAAGCAGTGGGAACTGCTCCATACGCGCGATTAAACTCGCGCAACCTCACAGCGAACTCCAGCCCCTTAGGGAGCGGGATCCGCCGGAAGGCGCCTGAATACCAAACACGTCGCTTCGTACGAGTACGCACGACGTATTTGCCGCCCTTGACAAGATAAGAGCTCATGGCATTCCCGTAATACGGATAGCCGAAGCTCTCGGTCTCTTCGACCTCGTCTTCGTCAAGGATCTGACGGCGTC